CCTGTACACCAGCCTTAGTGATGTCAGCAATATTGCGTGAGCCACGCTGCTGACCCAACAAAGCAGCCTGCTGATTAGCAATAGAACGCTTTTGCCTTCTAGCAACCTGAGCAGCCTCGCTAAGCCCGAAATCCTGATTATATGCGTCCGTCATGCTCACATTAATACCTCGTTTGTTCCTTACTATTCAAGGTGTTTCTATCTTTCAAAAAATCTATTTCTTCTTGCATCCGACCAAGTTCAGCCTGAAGTGACGAAAAGATGCGTTGAAGCGCATCTTTATCGGTCCCTGTTAGCACGGACAGGAAGGGTGTTTGCCAGCCGACTTTCATCAGCCAAATACCTGTGAACCCAAAATGATTTGGTCGCTGTCACCAGAAGCAGTTAAAGCCGACACGGTGGCTGCCGCTAGTTTGCTATAAACAATTGACCCATCATCAAGGTTCGTCCCTGCTGCTAATGCTTCAACAAAAGTTTTAACATCATTAAAGTTTGTGTTAACTTCTGTGGCAACGGCAGGTGTGCCGTTGGTAAAATTGTTTGTAATACTGAGAGTTGCCATAATTAACCTTTAATCCTTCGTGCCTGATACTTGTAACCGATGCTGTTTATGCCCCATTTTTTGCTTGCTGGACCAACAAATTCCAACTGAATAGACCGTGCTAAACCAAGGTTTCGTCCAGCAATAACTTTAGAACTAATAGCACCACTTGACCAATCCTCACCCCACAAACCAGAACCCCAAAGCAACGATGTTGTTGGTGGTGTTTGTGTAATGCTAAAAATCTTTCTTTCATTACCTTCACCCTCGGTGAAGTCATGATAAACTTTTACGGAAATGCTTTGAGCGATGTCGGCTTCTTTAACAACAAAATCTGGGCGGCGAAACATTTTCTTTTGCATATAAGACCCACCATCAAACCAGCGTGTCTTATAATATGATTCAAAAGCGGTACTAGTTCCAGAAATGTTATCCGACTCATCGTTAAACATGTCAACCTTCAAAACATATGCTTGCGTTGGATGACACATCAAACGGTAATCTGTTTCAGTTGAATCAGTCCAGTTACAACCGCCAACCAAACCATAACCATCATGGCTGGAAAACATTGTGTAAACACCACCACGAATGGTTGGGTCCAAAACAAAGTTAACCGTAGGAACAGAAACAGTTGTATCCTTAGAGTATGGTGCAGAAATCCACACACGGCGACCAACCCAAGAAACGCTAATGGATTCATGTTCAGCAGGGTTAATATGATTCAGGTCAATTGCGGTACGCAAGTTGTCAAACATGTCTTTAATGGATGCACCATTATAAAAATATAAACCCTGATTATGGCTAAACCAATATACGCCGTCATCTGCTTGTGCAATAGCGTGATGGCTTAGGCAGCCAAGACGGTTAGTTAGTTCAACAACTTGAAAATTATCACTAGCGTAACCAAAAATCACATACACAGCGTTAGGTTTGAAAACAATTAGTTGTCCCGATACAACAGCCATACCTGTGATACCGTTGCCTCCGCCAACGATATCAAAATAATCATTTTCATCCCAGTTCTCTGGAGCGTTTTCTAAAGACCAATGAATACGGTTAGGGTAATCTGTGCCAGCAATATTAACATTGGCAGCCCACATTTTGTTAGCGTGGACAATAAGGTGTTCTGCTGTTGGCATTTTACGGTAACTGGCGTTTTGTGTTGTTTGCCAAGCATGAGGTGCAGTACCTGATGCTGTTAACGCTGTTGCATATGTGTCTGTTGTTTTCCAAACATAACCACCGTTACCAGTAGTACCAGTAGCAAGATACATGCTGTCAGCCCACTGTGCCATACAAAAACCATGAGGACTAGCACTAGTGATGTCCACGCCAGCACTAGCCTGTAAAGTTGTAAAGTTACCGCCAGTTGATTTATAAACCTTGGTGCTATTAGCCAACAAGACTGTTGGCGTTGCACCACTAAACGGATACAACTTTTGTGGACTCCAAGTACCAGAAACTGCTGTCGTGTTTAACCGTTGGTAACCACCACGGCTGAAAACACCACCTCGTGGGTCAATTTCAACATTCAACATGTCAGGTGACTCAAAAGTTGACAACTGGAATTGGTCTGCACGAAAATTCAACCCACCAGTAAAATCACTAGTTTCGGTAATGTTTAATCCACCCATTATTGGTTATCTTTCAAACCTTGCCCCATGCGTGTCATCCAACCATTAAAGGTTGGACGACCAGTGGTACGACCAGCAGACAACACCAAGTTGGCATGACTGTTTGGTGTCATCACAGACTTGACAGCCAACATAACACCCTCATCAAAAGACCGTTTATAAACATCAGCCATAGCGACATCCTCTAAACGCTGATACACACGGCTGCAAGCATAATAAACTAAAGCAAAATGCAAGTTCGCACTAGCATCAACATTGCCGCCTTCAGTAACCCAATCAATAGGTTCACGATAACCACGGACAGTCAAAGTACGAGCATTGTTCGGTTTCGGAAACAGATGGATGTTGCCATTCCAAACAGAATAAAACAATGGGTCACCACTCGTGTCGTATGCACCCACATAGGTGCTTTCAGCCTCATCATGTGAAACCATGTCCAAACGCAAACCAATACCCGTGTTATCCACAATAGACACAATCTGCGACATGGGGTCAGCAGTGAAAGCACTAATAGGGTAAGCCCGTTGCTCGGCAACAGTATTAAAAGTGAACGACTTCTCTAGGAAAGTCCAACGCTTCTCAATGTCCAATATACGGTAATAGCCGTCACGGATATAAAGGTTTAGTAACGAATCGGGTAGGTCCTCAGCGTCAAGGTCCGTTATGTCTCGTACTGTTTGACGCAACGATGTTGCGGTCATCTGGGCATAAGCCATTATGCCTCCTGTTCAGATTTGATTTTCTTTAAATGCCCTGCACAAAACGACTGTCCACGCACCTTGTTTGCACCACAGGTGTCATCGTTTCCAGTGCATTTGTCACCACGACCAATATAAGGTCCACTGGGGGCAGCGATACGGGAACCAGCAACCGCCGCAAGGCGGTAGCCAGTCTGAGGGGTTCCATAATAGGCGTGAGCAGGGACAGAGTTATTGTTCATCACTCATAGGGGAATTGTTCCCCAAAAGCATCAGCCGCCCTGTAATTGCATCATAAACAGTTCAAGCGGAGAATAAGTATAATCCGTTGAACCACTATTAGAGCCAGCAATATGATTCCTCAAAGGCTTAGACGACCTAAGAACATCCAACAACATCTTTGTTTCTTTATCAATGTTTTTCAACTTTTTGGCAGTTTTAGCAAAAGGAAAGAAGTTTACAGCAGCCCACATAGGGTCCAGTTTCTCAGATTTACCTTGAACCAGTCTTTGTGCTTCGCTGGCTGGAGTATAAAAATCAGCCAAAAACTTTGTTAACTCATAATCATTTTTAAGTTTATTATTACCCGCCTGAGCCAAAATACCAGAATAAGGTGCAGCCTTAGACTGCACACCACCAGCCAAACCCATAACATCTTGACTAGTTATCTTGCCTTCAGCAAGATTCATACCCGCCGCAACCTTAGGTTGCTTTAATAACCCCAATAGGTCGCCAATATCAAAATTTGGTTTCTGTTTCTTTGGCTTAGCCACAACTATTTCTTTTTAGGCGGTTTTGCCTTAGCAGCACGGTTGCTGGCAGCCTTCTTGCGGGCATCAATACGGTCAGGAGCATTACGCCCACCAGATTCAGTAAACGCTTTTTTGCGTTCAGTACGAACCCGTGCAGCAGTCATAGCGGCAGTTTCATCAGCAGATTGCTTTGCACCAACACGCCTAAATTTGCTGTCCATTCCACGCAAAGCAGAATCCTCACGCAAACGCTGAGTTGCGGTTTTAGCGTTATCAGCCCGTTCCTTAGCAAAACGCTCAGCACCAAGTTTTTTACTCCACTCAATTCTCAAAGCATTTTTACCTGATGCCATTTTTGCTGCATCATCACGATAAATCTTTTGCAAACCTTTAAGTCTGTCAGCCTCTTTAATTGCCTTAGGAGTACCTTTACGAAGCAATCCCAAAATCTTTTTGGCAATATCTTCTTCAATACCCTTAGGTTTATTAGCCTTTTTAGCAGCCATAATTAGTAGTCACCTCGGCTGTTACGCAAAACATAATCTTTATATTCCTTAGTCATACCACCTTTAGAAGTATAAACTTTTTTAGAAGGAAATTTAAGGTCAGGAATATCATTAAGAGATTTCTTAACGCTTTTCCTACTTCTCTTAACACTTGATGCGGCTTTCTTGACCAAAGG